AATATAAATCTTTTCATAATCAGTAGGCTTATGATCGTTTAACCAGCTTAAGTACTCTCTTCTAAAATTAGAAACTGTAGTAGATTTAAATTTTATTTGACCAGGTTTAGCATTGAGAAACCAATGCAGTTCTAAAAGAGACACAGTACCGTCCAGGTCGAAGTCAGTAAAAACGAATATTTTATCAAAATTCACTATAACTATTTAATTCATTTTGTAATATTATCCAGTTTATTTTCTAAATTCGCTATTTCATCTAAACCGGTACCGGATTTATTACTTGTTAGTCCTATATAGTTTTTCTCTTCTGATAATGATAAAGTAGTGTAGTCTATACGCATTGCGGTTGCTCCGTGCTTAGGGCCTAAACGGTTTTTAATACCACTTACTTTAATTATGCCTAACTCTTGATCTCCTTCTTCTTGATATATAGCCCAAACTACATCAGCCGTAAAAGCAACACCTAAAGACTCACTAACAGTATCAAGACTTGGATTTTCCATACCCTCTCTATTAGTCTGAATTGCACTAACTACCGGCATATTAAAAAAGTAAGATAAAGCGCGTAGCTCTTCTGAAGCTACCTTACCTTGCTCATATGAATTATCCCCGCTAGAAGCTTTAAGTAGACCAAGATAGTCGATTACTAATACTTCTGGTTTAATACCTGCTTTTATTAAAGATTCCAAATATGCCTTCCGGCATTTCTAACGAAATAAGAACTGTAGTAAGTCCCTTAGATGCCATATTGCTAGCAACATTACCTAGAAAAATAGACTTACCTACGTTAGTTGGACCTAGAAACAAATATAAGGCGCGGCCGTTCTTAGCTAAACCACCCCCTATTTTGTTATCTATAAATTCCCACCCTGTAGGTATAGTTTCGTTATGCGCGCTAAGCTCTTTTATTACTTTTTGATAGTCTCCGTAAAAATCTAAGCCAATATCATTTACTAAAGTGATGTTACACGCTTTTTCAAACCATTGCAGGAACTTACTGTAATCAGATTTTTCATTACTTACGTCGTCTACAATTTTCAGTACTGTATTGTACACTGCTCTTTCTTTAAAGAAAGTCTCGGTGTTAACAATTAATTCATCAATATTACCGTTAACATCTATTTGCTTATATGAAGTAATAGTATCTTTAAATAGCTTTACTTCTTCGTCTTTTTTCAGATAAGTTTTGATTTCAGTAATAGTGGGTAGGGTACGTCTCTTTGAGAAGAAGTCTTTAACTATACCTATTACTAATTTATTACCGGGTATTTTAAAGTTTTCCGGGTTAAGATAATCTAATACTAATGAAGTATAATACGAGTTTGTTAAAGCTTGACAGGCAACAATATTCTCAAAAAACTCTGTATTAATCTGAAGCTTATCTTTCTTCATACTTTTATTATATAGTATAAACTTAAAAAGCTAAGGTTGCCCTTAGCTTTTTGTTTTATGTATTTGCTGTATCTTCTGTATCAGCAAAGTCGTCTGACTCTTTTATTTTATCTACTGCAGACGTACCATAACATACCTTTTCTTTAAGCGTTTGCTCAAGAAGCGGTAATGCTTTCTTTTCCCAGAACTCAGTATCGTTTTCCCAGTTCTTTCTATAACCAATCTTTTCTGTACCTATCATGTACGACTTATCACCAGTAACAATCCCCATAGCAATTGCCATATCAGCAAGACCTGCATAACGGGTCAAGCCAGTACGGAAGTTGTTATAGAGTTCGGCCTTGAGAAATGGAGGCACAAAGCGATTTTTAACTGTCATCGCTGACAATGTAACACCGCTTACATTATGTGCTACTCCAATAGCTTCTTGACCTTCATTCTTATCGATTTTCTCGTTACGAGTAGCGAGCTGCACAAGAAGAGAGGCAAGATAAATAGGGCCCGACCCTCCAGATTGCTTCTTTACCAATTCAGGATAAAGAGAAGTAGGATTATCATAGATATGGTTAGTAAACAAAATCGGTACCCGAGCCTTAGCAGCCTTGAAAGTAAGAGCACGCATCATAGATTTCATAGCCTTAGCCTTAGTACCCATATCAGCAGCATCCTTACCTTCTGTAACGTCCCGGAGCTCTTTAGCGCTAGCAAGGTTACCTAAACTATCAATAGCAATAATTACCTTAAGGTTCGGGTCATTTGCAGCGATAATCTTATCAAGAAACGTAGCAATTTGATTGCGGCAATCTTCCACGGTCTCAACAGGATAATATTTAACCCGCGAAGGATCAATACCAACACCTTCAGCAGACTGACGGTCGACTGCAGCCTCGGTATCCCAAATAGCCGCAAAATAGCCTTTCTTTTGCGCGTTGGCGATGATTTTGTTAATAATAAGTGTTTTTCCAGCGCCAGAAGGACCAGAAAAACCGGTAACCCGACCAACAGGGACCCCACGATAAACTGAACCGGAGAAAATGGCATTAAGAGCATATGACCCAGTATCAATCCAGTCATTTACTATAGACAAAGAGTTCTCTTCAGAAAGAAGAGAGGCATCTGTATTAAGAGCATCTACAGCCTCAAAAATGTCTTTGAGGCTGGATACTTTAGTTTCTTCGTTATTAGTCTTACGAGCCATATTAATTCTCGTCGTCGAACAGTTTGATTACTTTCTTACTATCTTCAGTAGCTTGAGTAGAAGTTTGAAACATTTGTTTGTACTGTGCAATTAGGTTAGCTTCGAGTACTACATTAGAAAGCACAACGCTAGTTTCATCATAAACCCATGTAGCAAATTCATCTCTATTAGAAGTAAACTCTCTGAAGAAAAGAGGGTAGAGTTGGACTTGAAGTTTTTTATCCTGGGTCGGTTGAACATTAAGCACGACTGGCTTAATTACTGCTAGCTTATTAGCGGCAGGCGTATCTACGCGAGTAGCAATAATAGTACGCTGGATAGCGTCTAGAAATACGACAATGTTATCTGGGTTCATATATGTATATTAATGTATAATTTTAGATAGTCAAGTTATTGACGTGGGAACTTAAAGTAATAGGACTTTGGGTTGATAAGGTTCTTATCGAGAAGTTTTTTATTTGAGGCTCGAGTCGGAACAATGTCCCATCCGCCACGGCGAGCATAAAAACAGGTTACAAGTAATTCCTTAGGTTGCAAAGCATCCCAGAGTCGCTTGTAAGCTGCTTCACAAATCTCTTCGTGAAAGTGGCACTCATTACGAAATGACACGACCCACTCAAGAAGAGATTCTTCAGTTACTGATTTATTACCGCTATAATAGATATAGATATCTCCGGAGTCGGGCTGATGAGTAATCTTGCAATTAGAACGAAGTAGAGAACTCATATAGTGCTTTGCACCAATACTATCTTCAACCTTAAGAAGATCAGGGGTTTCATTAAACACAGTAAACTTCATCTTTTTAGCTGCAGAAATGTTTTCAAGTACTTCCCAAGGGTTACTCGGAGTATAACTGCCTGCCCAATCATTTTGGGCTTCATCTCGATTCTCAAGAAGCTGAGAATACAGCTCAACCTTAACCTCCGTCTCTAGCAAAGCAGAAAGATCCTTTTCAGCAGTAGTCTTAATATTCTTAAGAACTTCCTTAACAGTCTTACCCATAGGCTGCATATTAAAACCATTCCAGTATAGCTTCATTGATTTGGACTCTACAATATACTTGTTAGTACAAGGATAGACAACTTTAGCTACACAAGTAACTGGAAGCCCGGATTCGGTAAGAGCGCTGCACTCGTAGCCGTTCCAGATATCAAAACCTACGAAAGGAAGACTTTCGTCTTGTAGGCCGAGATAAGTACGATTGCGTTGACGTTCTTCACGCACGAGAATTTCAGGCGTGTAGGTGGTAGGAGAGTCTACTCTCTGACCAAGTACCTTGTCGATATTATTAGTATTCATTCGAAATCTTTTTTAATCTCAGTAATTACGGTATTGACGCGTTCTTCAACTGTACCCATTACGTATTTAATTTTATCTTTAGTAGAAAAATGATTGATATAAAAATCAAACTGTTTCACGACCCCGTCGAAAAACTCTCTATCTACACTACGAGTGCCATCTTCAGCAAGAGGCAATTCAGGTGCAATATAAAAAATACGATCATAACGT